TTTATTCAACAAAGCCGCATCAAGGCGGTCAAGCATGAACACAAGAGTGGTGAAATCACTGTTTTTATAAAATTTACGAACGGTTTCAAAGGTGAGTGAACAGCAAAATGGCGTCCCCTGCAGACACCTAACGAATCGGGTAAGTGCAGGGGATTCTTGAGGAATTTATATAGTGAATAAAATAATGCCCGCAGTTATGCCCGCAAAACATATTCAGGATGCTTTTTGAAGGTCGTGAAAGTAGCTGCGCTTCCAGGCAAGATAATCGCCATAGAGCCATCGTGATGTGCGACCGAGCTTGATCGGCTTGGGGAGTTTTCCGGCGTTGATCTGTGAGTAGAAATATTTCGCCGAGTAACCAGCATCCTCCATCATAAACTTCATGTCAATGAACGAGTCGTCGCGAAGTTCTCTCATATCATTATCTCCAGGCAATAAAAAACCCGCCTAGGCGGGTCATGGTGTTAACTTAAATTCATCATCCCACGGCGGGAATGTGCTCATCCTTCCATGCGACATGATGTACTCCGTCGCCACAGCCATTGACGTAGGCCGCTCGAACTCAAGCATGAACACGTCATCGTAAGCCTTCCCTAGCCACCACCCGCCGCCGTATTCGAGCCCACGCTGAATGAGCACCCACCGACCGGGATTTATGCGGTGATGTATCTCGCCCCTGTAAATAATCAGATAGTCCGAGTCTTTACTCATGAAGTACCCCAATATAACTGTATTTATATACAGTAAATTGAGGTTGGCGGGCTGTCAATTCTTGCCCGGCGCTTCCGGTAGTGGCATCCAGTGGGTAGCAGGAAGCTCGCGCCCAGAAAAGACTGATGTGAAGTATCCGTAACTGGCTCCCGAACGCTCCATTTCGCCAACATTTACACACCCATTATCTGCGGTTAAAACTATGTCACCAACTTCAGGTAACCGCTCGCTGCACGCTATCCACTCAGGCACAACCGGCGCGGGCGGTGCGGTGTAGAGCGCGGTACCGCCACTGTGCAGTTGTTCAGCACAATGCAGCAGCGCACCTGGTTCTCGCACCACGGGTTCACCAAAGTGGCACTCACCCTGGGCTTGCAATACCAAATAATCGTTAATTTCGGCCAGTCGCCGGGCTGCCCCCTCCGCTTCAAGAGCGCGGCGCTTCCAGATTTGCAAATCCTCGCGCGCGCCCTGGTATGCGTCGCCAAATTCGGCGTTACCCGGTTCCGCCCGCTCCCGCAGCGCCAGCACAGACAACACTCGTTCTGTTAACAGGCGTTGTGCTTCACCGCTCTGAATATCCGGCTCACCCGGCCCACCGAATCCCGCAAAAAAATCTGCAATTTCGCTGGCGATTACTTTGCTTATTTCGCTCACGCTTCCTCCTGAACCTTATGCCCACACACAGGGCAGTAAGAAAATTTATTTGCGAAGCCGGGGTGAGGTACAGCGAAGCGTTTGGTGCGCTCGTTCCAGTCTGCAATCACATCACGGAACTTATTCTCCTCCTTTTTCCACTCGCCCTCTTTGATGCGAGACGAGCCGATTATTCCAACAATGCATGTGTTGCATTTTCCGCTCACGCTTCACCCCCTTGTTACCATCCCGAAAACATCCCAAAAGTTGCCGCTGTTTTCGCAACGGCAAGCCCCGCAATAAATCCGATTAATAGCCCGAATTGAAGTTGAGACACTATTCACCCCCTGTCTCTTTTGCCTTACGCTCAACCTCACGAACAGCAAACGAAAGGTCGTTCAGCAAGATAACGGCGGCCATGATGTTGCTGTGAAGCTGCTCTTCAATGCGATTTAGCAGTATGTGCTGGTCAGGATGCCGTTCTTCAAATCTCGCGCGCTCAATCTGCCAGAGGTTGGCCGCCTCTAAGGTTTTGTTTGTCGCCACTCACTCACCCCCTGTCTCAAGATTGATGCCTGCTGCGGCGCAGACTTCTTGGATTTCGAATATTGAGTACACTGGATAACGTTCGGAGCCATCACAGCAACGGTCTCTAAGGCTGTGGGAAACGGCAACATCATCCCAATAGTCATCCGGTCCACGTCCCGCTTGAATCCAGATGAGATGAGCATGGGGTTTCGGCAACTTAACGCTCAGCTTGCGCGCCTCCAGTTCAGCGATGCGCTTCTGCGCGGCTTCCAGTTCACTGGCGCTTTGTGCTCTGTCTGTCGCCCAGCGTTCGAGCGTTGAATTAAGTTCAGCGTTACGCCTGTCTGCGGCTTCCAGCGCTGCTATCAGCTCAAGAACAGCCTTTGGGCTTGCTTCGGCAATAAACGCTGCGTCGTCTTTCAGGCAATGCTGCGCAACTGCCTCAATACCTACGCGCACCTCGTATCCGCGCGCTCCACTATGCGGCTTATATGCAGCCCAGTAGCCCCAGCGTGCTTTCTCAGCCGCCGATTTCAGTTTTGCTGTGTTCATGCGGCACCGCCTGTTTTCGGAGTCCATGTGTACTCAGGAGCGATAATCGATTCCATGCACGTTCCTCGATCGTTGTACTGTTCAAGCATTTCCAGAATGTCAGAGTCGGTCTGCGTGTCGCCGTAGCTGCCAACGATGCAGAGAAGCTCAACAGGTGCCCCGAGATTTTGCAGGGCAATATTCAGCTGCTTAGCTAATGCCATTTTCATTTGCTCGCTCACGACTGCGCCTCCGATTTGCTGCGGATCTGGGCGGCGAAGTCCGATGCATGCTCTCCGCATAACCACCAACCATCTCGAGTGTCAGAAGAAACCGCCTGTTTTGATTTTGAAGAGCATTTCTCAGCAAACATCTCAACACCCTGCGCCCTTACTTCGCTCAGGAATGCGTCGGTGGCGGGGGTTTCGGTGTCAGCTTCAAGCCATGCGTTGTAGTGGTAATCAAACATGCCTGTTGGGTGTCCACAGCCGCCATGTGCGTGGGTTTCCATTGCTTCACCACACATGCAGTAGCTGTTGTCGGCATTGTTGATAATCTGGATGAGTTTCTGCATTCGGTTGTTCAGCACCGCATTCTCCGCAGCCAGCTGCTCGCACTGCTTCGTCTTTTCGCGCAGCGCCAGAGTGGTCACGTCGAGCTTATCCGCCAGGCGGACAATCATCTTCGCGATATCAATCAGCGGCGTATTGCTGTCGAGGCACTTCGCCAGCTCATGGCCGGCTGCGATTAATTCGTCGTTGTTCATTTCTTCGCTCCCAGCCAGCGGTTGAGATATTTGTTGTTATTCACAGAGCCGAAGCTGTTGCGCGCCATTAATTCCTCGCGGCTCGGAATCGGCTGAGATTTGACGCGAGCCTGTAGCTCGCTTGGTGTGATAAGCGGGTCATGTGTAATCATGGTTAACTCCTTAATCGTTACGAACGTGCCCGTAGCGACCGAGGAAGTGGCGCATACGGTTATCTGTTTCTTCAGGGCGGCGCGGGCCAGTGGTGACGAATCCGGGGCGGAAAGATGCGGCGCTGTTTTTGTCCCACAGCAATCTGTCAGCCAGTGCATCAGCATGGCGTGTCATGCGAGCTTCCTTGCTCTCGGTTTCGTACTGCTTTCCCAGCGTCTCTTGCAGATGTGCTTTAATGCGCGCCAGCACTTCTTCTTTGGTGCCGGAGCGTTTTGGTGGGCGTGCGTATCCCGCCCCGGGAAGAGGTGATGACATTGATGGCTCCATTATTTTGGAAGGATTACCCAGGATTGGAGCTCTGTGCAGAACTCCGCGCCGATATCTTGCGGGTGTTCGGGAGGGAGAATGACTTGCTTGCCGGTATTCCTGTCTATTCCGTGAGAAGTTATTAGCTCTGGCTTTCCAGTTGCTTCATTCACCTCTTCCGTGGTGATGACATAAACCATCTCACCCTCCCGCTTTAAAAAGGCACGTCGTCTTCGAAGTCCATAGGAGGGGCTGATGACTGTTGAGTTGGTTGTCTTTGTTTTGTGGACTGAGATTGCTGTCGAGGCTGGTCTGACTGCTGCTTTCCGCCCAGCATCTGCATGGTTCCGCCGACGTTAACCACCACCTCGGTAGAGTAGCGATCCTGACCGCTCTGGTCCTGCCACTTACGGGTGCGCAGCTGACCTTCGATGTAAACCTGCGAGCCTTTACGCAGATATTCGCCCGCCACTTCCGCCAGTTTCCCGTACAGCACGACGCTGTGCCATTCGGTCACTTCTTTCATCTCACCGGTCTGCTTGTCACGCCAGGATTCGGACGTTGCCAGACGCAGACTTGTCACTGCTCCGCCGTTAGGCATGTAGCGAACATCAGGGTCTTGCCCGAGGTTGCCGACCAGAATTACTTTGTTTACTCCGCGAGAACTCATTTAGCCCACCTTTTACCTGTTTTTATGTTGCTAATTAATGTCTTTGAAACACCCATGCTTGCAGCGATCGATAACTGACTCTCTGAGCGCTCAAGGCGTTGCCTTATTTCCTCAACCTGCCATTCAGTTAGCCTGGCCCGATGATGAGCTTCACCTTTTCTTGCGCCGACGTGGCGACCCTTCAAAACTTTGTCGTCCATGTTTTCTTGTGCTGTTCCAAGGAAAAGATGCTGAGGATTAACGCAACATGGGTTATCACAACGATGGCAGACCATAAGCCCTGCCGGGATTGGGCCATTGAAAAGCTCGAACGAGACGCGGTGGGAAAGCAGCGTTATCCCGAAAGCTACGAATTTCGTGTACCCACCTTTGTTTTTCGCATACGTGGATTCCCAGCAGCCGCTTTCAGCGTCAATCTGATAACTGCTGTTGAATCTCTCAATGATCCCGCTAAGGTGAGACATTTACGCCGCCTGTTTCAGTTCTTTGATTCGGATGCCGGTTACGTCTTTGCACTTAGCCTGGTGCTCAGGGAAGCCGTTAAGGCGCGTCCATGTTGATGCATACTGCTCCTGCAATTTCTTAGCGTCGTTCTCGGCACCTGCATACTGCGTGAACTCGGCCAGAATGGTGTCAGCATCAGCAGGCTGGATGTGGTGAACCTCAGCATCAGCGTCAATTGCCGTCTCTTCTGTCGGTATGCAGAACGCCTGAAACGCTGCGTATTTGTAGGCAATAGACATGGCCTTGTTCGTTGCCTTGTCGCCGCTATCCATCGCTTCGCCGTATGTCACAACCGTGTGAACACTGCCGTCTTTTGTGCTCACAAAGTCGAACTCTGCTTTAACAACCACATAGAACAGGACAGTGCCTTTTGGAGTCGTGCGCTCGGTTACGGTGCGCTCAGTGATGCGGGGCAGGATGAGCAAACCATGGTTAACCAGCGCCGGAGCCAGTGCGTTATAGACCTGGTCGATACCACGGAATTTGAAGTTTTGCTGCGTATTCGTCCTGTCCTTGCTGATGCCCGTTGCCGCCATTTCCTTGGCTACCGCGCTGATTGCCTGATAAACAAGCTTCTCTGTCATGAGTAATTCCCCGCGAACTCTTGCCACGTAATAGGCTGATTCATGCGCTCAGCCGCCAGGTTAATCTGCTGCTCCACCTCCTCTTCAATTTCAGGAGAGATGAGCGCGATAAAGTCGTCGTCTTCTAATTCATGCAGCATGTTTTTTATTCCAGTCGTCGTCCTGAATATCGTTCCATCCCATCGCGATTTCCCACGCCCATTCATAGGCTGAGTGGCGTCCTTCATCCGTATCCGGGAATGCGGATTCATAGAGCTTGTTGAGCTCGCGATTACCTTGCTGAACCAGAATGGTTCCGTTAACTGGCAAAATAGTCATAACGCGGTACTCCGGGTTTAGAGAGGATGTCGGCCAGCTTTTTCCAGCCAGTGCGTAACTTGCGCGTGATGCGATCGAGAAGGGATTCGTGTAGCTGGAAAGCACCCATGCGAGCGCCTCCCGCGATTGCTAGAATCATGGGTGGTTCCTTTTGTTTAGATTTATTAGTAAGCGATGCGAGTGGCGAAGACTTCGCCTTTTACGATTGCGGTGATGATGCTCTTGGCTACATCCTCGCTTGCTCCGACCTTGATAAGGTCAACGAGTATTTTGTTATTCACTTCTTTGCGATGCGCTTTATCTTGTGCGCGGCGCTTTTCTTCATCCTTGATTCGTTTTTCCTCTGCCAGTCGTGCCGCTTCTTTTTCTTCTGCTTCACGACGAATGCGGTCGGCTTCATCCTGAGCTTTCTTTCTCTCTGCTTCTATAGCTTCCTGCTTCTCACGTTCGGCTCGCTCAAGCGCCTCTTTGGCTTCGCGTTCAGCTTTTTCTTTTTCCTGCTTAGCAAGAAGCTCTGCCTGTACTTTTGCAGCAATGGCGTCTTCTTCGCGCTTCTTGGCTGCTGCTATTTCTGCTGCTGCTTTTTCCTCTGCCTCACGCTTAGCGCGCTCTTCAGCCTGCCGTTTGATTTCCTCTTCATGTGCAATGCGCTGGCGTTCCTGTTCAGCTTTCTTTTCTGCTAACTCACGGTCGAAAGCGTCATTCATCAGCAAAGCCATTTCATGATCGGATTCAATCTTCTTAGCTAGCTCCTCTGCAGCCCGCTTAGCTTCTTCTTCCTGCTTAATGCGTTCTTGCTCGACTTCATAATCAGTCAATGGCTGACGGGCTTTCTCTTTCAGCTCATCCAGGCGATCGCGAACTGTCTTGCGGTTTGCATCGATTAGCTTTGGAATCTCTTTCAGCTCAGCAACTAGGTCTTTGCCAAGACCATCAAGATAGGTTTTTGTCTGTGCAACTTTATATGCCAGAGAAGCGATCTCCTTTCTGCCCTTTGCCGTAGTAACATCAGGCACAAAGGACATAACTTCACGCTCAACTTTCTGGAGAATATCTTCAATCTGGTCAGTAGATTTGAAGACTGTCATTGCATTCGCTTTCTCAATAACAACTAAATCCGTTGTTTCACTCATGGGCTGGTTCCTTATGTTGTGTGTGATTGCATAGCGATAGAGACTCGTGAATCTCTGTTGATATGCGGGAATGAAAAAGCCGCGATTAGGCGGCTTATTGCTGTCGAATTCGGTATGTTGGATTGGGGTTGGTGTCACTATCTTTTGATAGAAATCCTTTTCTAAATAATGCCTCGGCTGCTGAGTGAGGAATGCCGTGCATGGTTAATTCCCATGCAGTTACCCCGACCTCATGCATGCGTTTCGCTAGCTCCAATACTTTCTTCTGCGTTTTTGTCACATTCCCTCCGGGTTTCATATTTCCTCCAGGCGAAAAAAAGCCCCGACTAGCGGGGCGAACAGACAACAAGGGTTATTTCTCCATTTAACCAGGACAGGTCTTCGTCTCCTGTCTTGGTTATGAGCGATATTGCTCACATAGCTGACTCGTAAATCAGCTATAGGTGCTTATTCGCTGACGAATTCAGTTAACTGCTCATGCAGCTCAACCAGAGTTTCATCATCAAAACCGTCGAGAAATGCTTGTTCGATAAGCTTGATTATCTCTGCCGCTTGCTCTTTGCTTATTTCCATTGATATCTCCTGTTATGCGGATTGCATCAGATAACCGACTCCATGAATCGGCTATCTGCTGCTATTCAGCGGGCGGGGAGGGGAGTGGCATCCAGTGGGTAACGGTCTTTAGATTTACCCCTAAACCGTCGCCGTCATCCCATGATGGCTCGTTGTTTTTGAACCAATCTCCGAAACACGCTATCTGATAGTTAGGCTCGCAAGATGTGTAATGACCTTTAAAATCTGCAGCCAAAACGTAATCATCATTTTCCGGCATCCGCTCGCTACATTTAATCCATTCGCTCATATTTCACCTCAGATAAGTGGCTTGCTGCCAAAAAGAAAGGCCGCTTATTCTGCGACCTCATCTGCGTATTCTTTGCTGGTTAACCAGCCTGGTCTTTCACCATTGCCAAGATAGAAATCAATAATATCCAGCAAGCGTGGGTAAAACTTCAGGGCCTTACGACCATCCATTTCAGCAATTTCATGCTTGCTGTATTTACGCCATTCCTCTGCGGTGTGGTTCTGGCACCCAGCTCGCACATATTCACCGTTTGTGATGCTGATGAAGTGCTTCTCACCTATGATTACGTATGTGAGATCAGGCAGGTTGGCACCGCGCAGGTCGGCACCGTACAGGTCGGCACCGCGCAGGTTGGCACCGCGCAGGTCGGCATCGCTCAGGTTGGCACCGCGCAGGTCGGCACCGTACAGGTCGGAACCGTACAGGTTGGCATCGCTCAGGTTGGCACCGCTCAGGTCGGCACCGCTCAGGTTGGCACCGCGCAGGTCGGCACCGTACAGG